AGAATAACGCCCACGAAGGTGGAACCGAGCCTGCCAGCGCGATCATGAAACGCTCCCTGGTATTGAGCCTGACGAATCCGAAAGCGATTCTGTTTTACGTGTCATTCTTCGTACAGTTTATTGACGTAAATGCGCAAAACACCGGAACCTCTTTCCTGATCCTCGCCACCACGCTTGAGTTGATTAGCTTTATGTACATGAGCTTCCTGATCTTCTCTGGCGCGTTTGTCACCCGCTACCTGAAAACCAAAAAGAAACTGGCAAAGCTTGGAAATGGGCTGATAGGACTATTATTTGTCGGCTTTGCAGCGAGATTAGCGTCGCTACATTGACAGAAGAAAGGCTCCTGAGGGAGCCTTTTTAATGTCTGGCGTAACTGGAAAGCCGCGCCAGACAAGGCTTCACGTTTTACTACTAGCAGTCAAAAGCCATAAAAAGCGGCTAGGGTGTGGACACATTGTGGACACTCTGACCACCATTTGCACCCTTCAACGGGTTAAGCGAAATCGCGTCCTGCAGGTACTGAGGAGCGAAGTGCGCATAGACCATTGTCTGCGCAATTTTCGTATGACCTAAGATCCTCTGCAGTGTAATGATGTTGCCTCCGTTAATCATAAAGTGCGTGGCGAAAGAGTGTCGTAGCGCATGTGTTGCTTGTCCCGCCGGTAAATCGGGCTTAACCTCTTTGAGGGTTCGCCTGAAGTCAGCATAACTGGCCTCAGGAAACAGAAAGCCTCGTGTTTTGCCGACTACGTAAGCCGCAACATCATCAGAGATCGGGACCGTGCGCGGTGTGTTGGTTTTCGTCTTAACGAAAGACACCCGGTTATGAATCACGTTCTCCGCCTTTAACCGTGCCGCTTCTCCCCATCTTGCCCCGGTACTCAAACACAAAACCGCAATTTTACGATTATCACCTGAGAGCGCTGCTAGTAAGGCGTCAATTTCTTCAAGAGTGAGATAGCCCGTTTCGGCTGTCTGCTCTTTCAGTTTTTTGAATCCCCTGAATGGATGCTCACCGTTATACAGTTCTGACTCAATCAGGGTTGTAAACATCCCACCTAGCGTGATCAGGTCGCGGTTGATGGTGGTTGGCTTAATACCTTCACCCCGGCGTTGAGCACAATATTGCGTTATCAGGCTCTTGGTGATCTGGAAAGCGCACGGATTTCCGGTCATCGTTTCGAAACGCTCAATTTTCCTGAGATAAGATTGACCGTGTTCCTCATGTTTACCTTTCAGCTTCCACCACAACTCTTTCAGTTCCGACAATTGGCGTTTGTCCGTTGGTTTTGAAAGCCATTCCTTTGAGTGATGGTTATATTGAGTATGCTTTTCAAAAGCCATCGCCTCGCTTTTCTTGTCGAACTTCCGACGGATGCGTTTTCCGTTACGCCCAGCCGGTCTAATGTCCACTTCATATCGACCATCATCGAGCTTTTTAACAGACATAAAGCCTCCCGATGATGTTACTGCGTACTTCAATTTCCTGATTTAGATAACAAAAACTCACAGTGCATTTTCTGCACAAATAAGCCCCGTAGATGGTTAGCCAGTTTTCTGGTCTGAGTGGGGTGACGTTGTTGTCTGCTGCCCAAAGTGCGCGAGAGCCGGTGCAATTTGCCCAGCTTCAGGTGTTATTTGATCGGCCATGAACCACAACGTGTACTTTGTGAACCGGGGGTGTTGCAGGATTTTCATGATTTGCTCAACTCCGGGCTTTTTGTCTCCGGACTCATAACCAGCAAGAGAGCTATAGGCTATTCCTGTTAACTCACTGAATTGCCTCTTATTTAATCTCTCTGATTCTCTAATCAGCTTTATCTTCTCAAATACCGGGGTTGACATAGTTACTCCTATGGAAGAATATTGCCCCTATCGGGATGTTTTACTCTTATTGGGTTATCTAGTGAGAGCAATTAAAGCCCATTAAGAGCAATTAATCACACTAAAGGAGAATCGTAGCAGATGAACAACCAGCTTGTAAGTAGAACAGATGCGGTTCCATACCAGGAATTCGCGCGCCTTATTGGTAAAACACCTGCAGCCGTTAAAGGCATGATTGAAAAGGGCAAGCTGCCTGTAGTCGAGATGACTGATCCACAGTCAACTAGTGGACGCGCAGGGGAATATTGGGTTTACCTGCCAGCTTGGAACAAGGGCATGAAGATGGCCTATGACAGCCGCCCGAAGGAAATTAGAGATGGTTGGCTGATGTGGCTCGGATTAGGTGAGCCAGTATGAAGAATGAACCTCGCTGTATCGCACAGCTGCTTCGAAGAGAAAGTCCTAAACCTACCAACTTCACTATCACTCACGGTCGTGGACGTAAGGGCATCATCATCCGAACCCGAAAGCCGGGCGTTATCGAGAAGCTTCGTCGCCTGGTCAAAAAGAGAGGACTGTGGTTATGACGGTAATGACACTTGATGTGATCCAGAAACAACCAACAGCGCTTCGTGGTCTGGTCTGCAAGTATCTGGCTCAGCCTCGCTGGCAAGACACTTGCGATTTTTACAATCAGATGATGGAACGGGAGCGTCTTACGGTTTGTTTCCACGCTCAATTAAAACAGCGTCACTCTGTCATGCGCTTAGAGGAAATGACCGAAGCCGATCGTGAGCGTCTTGTTTGCGCGCTTGATGAATTGAGAAATGCATTCACCCGGTATCGCCAACTTGGCACGTCAAAAGCAACTTTCATCAGCCGCCTGACCGTCAGCCAAAGACGCTCATTGTTTCTTCATGCGGGACTGACAGAGCAGGAATTTATGATGCCGCACTGGCGTTTGAATGAGGAGGACTGTTATTGGCGTGACAAACTTTTCCGCGCTCTGCGAGAGTTGTTCAGCCTTTTTGAGTACGCACCAACCATTTTAACCTCAGTAAAACCTGAGCAGTATTTACATTAATTAATCTGGATTCGTTTTATTACGCGCCTTACAGCGTGGGGACTCCTTTTGTCCGGAGATAGGCAAATGCAAAAACAAAATACAGCGCAGCGGGGGATGTATTCGGCACATCTGGCGCAGGCAGTAAGCGAGGCACAGCGCGACACGGCGACCCGTTTCTCTTCTCAGTTTGACGGACTTATCGCGTACATCAGTAAGTCAGAACTTAATCGCACCGAGATTATCGAGTTATTAGGGCAGGAGTCGGAAAAGTTACACAACTCAATTTTCGGTAGAGCTGGCTAACCACTTTTAACAGGAAGCAAAAATGAGCATACGCATCGAGATTAATAACCAATACGTCATCACTAGTGACCGCTATCAATTCATTTTGCAGGAAAAAAAGACCGCTACATCCGGGAAGAATGAAGGTAAGGAATGGTTGGACGTTGTGGGTTACTACCCAACTATCCCTAAGCTTATCTCAGGCTTGGTTTTGCATGATCTTTTGACCAGCGATCTTACCGGCTTCTCAGCTTTGGAAGCTCGGATTGAACGCATGGGGAAGCAATGTCTGGACGCTTTTAAATAATATGTCCAACGAACCTCGGGGGCGTGTTGCCCCCTCGCCACCACCACCATTTTTGAAGGGCGCCAGTGATTCATTCGTTGGTGCTTATCCCTGGAATAACGTCACCAAAGAGGCCATTGGCCGCGACAGACCCCTTACACGTGCCGAACTCCGTCAGGTGCAAGGTGTTTTAAACCGGATTGACCGTCTGCCGTTTTTCCTGCAAACGCTGTTTACATCGCGTTATAACTTCATCCGCCGTAAAAAGAGCCCTTTAGGTGGGCTGTATTTCCTTAAAAACACGTTTGAGCGCAAGCTGCTGCCACGTCTTGAGCGTGTTAATGAGCTGTGCGGGATGAATGAAACCGCCTCGATTGGGTTTCTGTCCGAGCGCGACCAGTATGCGCGCTTACCAGATATGAATGACAAAGAGCTCAGGAAATTTGCAGCCAGAATTGCCTCTCAGCTCTGGAGCAAATACGAGGAGTTAAGCGACGCATGGGCGGAGGCTTACGGCGGGAATGAGACACTTTTCACCGATGAAGCTCAGTCGCACCTATACGGGCAAGTGGCCGGTATTGCTCGCGCATTTAACATCACCCCGATGTTCTGGAAAAAATACCGTAAGGGTCAGATGACGATCCGCATGGCATTTTCCGCTATTTCACGACTGATTAAAGACGAGTGGTGGGTCAACCAGCTCAAGGCGCAGCGGATGCGCTGGCGCGAGGCGCTGCTCATCGCAGCAGGTGAGGTCAACAAAGACCGTTCACCTTACGCAAGCAAAATAGCGATCCGCGATGTTCACGCGCGCCGTCTGGCTAATCTCGAATACCTGAAATCCTGCGAGCTGGAAAACAAAATCACCGGCGAACGTATTGACCTCATAAGCAAGGTCATGGGGAGTATTTCGAACCCTGAAATACGTCGTATGGAGCTGATGAATACTATCGCCGGGATTGAACGCTACGCGACCAGCGTTGGTGACGTGGGAATGTTTATCACGTTGACCACGCCATCGAAGTATCACCCGACCCGTCAGGTTGGCAAAGGTGAAAGCAAAACGGTGCAGCTCAATCACGGCTGGAACGAAACAGCATTCACACCCAAAGACGGCCAGCGCTATCTGTGCCGAATCTGGAGCCTGATGCGTACAGCTTTCAAAGATAACGATTTAGAGGTTTACGGGATGCGCGTTGTCGAACCGCACCATGACGGCACGCCACACTGGCACATGATGCTGTTTTGCAAACCCGGTCAGCGTAAAGCCATTAACGAAATTATGCGTCGTTATGCCCTCAAAGAGGACGGACACGAAAAGGGCGCGGCAAAACAGCGCTTTGAGTCACGCCATCTTAATCAGGGCGGAGCGGCGGGTTATATCGCTAAATACATTGCAAAAAATATCGACGGTTACGCGCTCGACGGCCAGCTCGATAATGACACCGGCAAGCCTCTAAAAGACACGGCCGCAGCCGTCACCGCATGGGCGTCAACATGGCGCATCCCTCAGTTTAAACCGATTGGTCTCCCGACGATGGGCGCTTACCGCGAACTGCGCAAACTGCCACGTGGGGTGGGTATTGCCTGCGAGTTTGACGACAGGGTCGAGGCCGCGCGAGCTGCTGCAGATGAGGGTGACTTTGAGCGGTACATCATCGCGCAGGGTGGGGCAAACATGCCGCGTGATGCTCAGGCCGTCAGGGTCGCCCGTAAGGTGACGGATGAGGTTAACGAGTACGAGGAAGATATCGAGAGGGTGGTCGGTATTTATGCCCCTCATCTCGGGACTGACCGTGTCCATGTAACCCGTACAGCCGAATGGCGTATCGTTCCAAAGGTTTTGGCCGTTGAGCCTTTGACCTTAAAAAGCGGCTCTGCCGCGCCTCGGAGTCCTGTCAATAACTGTGGGTTGGTTACCAACGGAGTCACCACGGATATGACGCCTACACCGTCTGAGCAAGCCGCAGCGGTGCTAAATCTTATTGAAAACGGGGTTATCGGTTGGGATGACCCGGAGGCCGTGAAGGTGCTCAGGGAGGCGCTGAAGGCGGGGGCTAAACCTCAAAACAGACAGCAAAGAAACCGATCACTTTTAAAACAGGATGAATTAGCACCTTCAGCGCGCCTGACAAAATCGCAGCGCGACCAGATATCACGCATCCGGTTTGACCTCGCACAGCACGGCATCACGCCGGAACGGTGGGAGCTGGATGTACTGACGCGAGGTGCGACGGTGACCTACGGCGAGAAAAAATTCAGTTATGCGGTTGTTGATGAGTGGCCGGGGGATTCAACACAAACGGAGTGGAAACAATCACAACCAAGTTAATCCAGATAGGTAATTATCATACACATAAAATGAATATGTGCGTGATATTTTTACTTTCCTCCCTTTGTTATACGTAACACCGTGTATTTACACAGTACTTATTGTGAGAGCTAAGTGGATAGAGAGCTAGATGAGCAGGTTGTGCTTGAACGAGTAGAAATGTTAGATTTTAATTATAAGCACTCTGAGGTTATTTCAGAGTGCTTAGTAGTAAATTAAATCTAAGAGGTGAAGTTGGTTACAGTAGAGAATATTTCTTCGAATATTTCTTCTGGAAAGTTAATGGAACCATTGGAGTTTACCTCCAAAGATTCATAACCAGCATTGTTCTTTACATTAAGTTTTACTTTATCGATGGTGAATTTAGCATTCTTGAAGATATTCTTAATCTCATCAATAGCATCGCTTGAAGACTCAAGTTCCAAAATACCAGAAGTATGTTTGTTGAAAGTTAAATCTTTCAATTTGGCTTTATGAACTTGCACTTTTTCGAACTGAGGTGTAAGTAATTGAATGAAATCATCAATTTTTATAGTTAGTAACGAAACGTTAAAGTCAGACTCCGTTGCCTTAATAACATTTGATATAAAGCTTTTTATGCTTCTTGGTGGAGATTCAAGAATAAGAATAAATCTATCATTATGTGCTCTACAAAACCAAAAGTTAAAATGGATATATTTGAAGTGTTCAAACTCAGTTTCATTACCATATGGATCAGTGATGATTTCACGTACTTCAATTCTTTCAACATACTTTGATGATATAAAATTTTCTTCGTATGTGTTAATGCTAAAACCCCATCCTTTATCACTGTCAAAAGGAGTGTTAATGATAGATTTATATAACCCATCAAGTCCTGCTGGGAAGTTGGCATTAAACCATTTTGTTTTCATAGCAACTCCTTTTATTATTCAGTGACAACCTCAAGTGTATGCGAGGAAACTATTTTACCAGAAATAGCTCGAGCTGTATTTTCTATGGATAATAATAACACATTCTCTTTTTCTTTATCTACATTTTGGCGGTGAGTGTAATCATTTATTTTTTTGTACTTGTAGAGACCGCGAACTAAGTAAGAAAACAATTTACAATTGTCTGGGTCCACGAATTGAGCTTCGAATTCATATTTATCGGAATCTTTGAAGTGTTCTACTACTGAAATCCAAACAATCTTAGTAATGTAAAAACCTTTACTTAATAACTCTTTTAGTTCTGGTGATTCCAGTACGCCGCGGCCTTTGAGTGATGCCTTGGATATATGATAACCAGTGTCAATGACAGCATCATCGTCATCATCATCACGTTCATCGTCATCAACAGGTTCATTATCTTGTTTAGGATGTTTTTTTGCCTCTAAAATAGGGTGGGTTACATAAACATCTGAAACATCTATACATTTATAGTTAGGCATGCTGATAATCAATTGCTTAAAGAAATTACTTCGCTCAGTGTGATCTTTAACAGTTTCAAGCGATATCTCTTCTAAGCTGGCTTGAGCTTCTTGATTCTCTTCTTTAATCTTTCCAATGAGACGGTCGTTAAAATCTCTGGCCTTAGCATTCTGCGGAAAACGAGTGATATATTCTCCAGTCTCATTAATTTCGACTTGGATTTTAGCTTCGCGAGATGATGACTGGCGGAATTCACTCATTTTATAGTCTAATTTTACATATTTTACTGATACATCGAATCCTTTTTCGGTGAAAGTTATGTTTGTTATATCACCTTCCTTTTGGAGATCTTCGCAAATGGATTTTAGAGTTGCCTCCATATCATCTTTTTTAATAGAGGTGTTAACAATGTTAATAGATAATTTCTCTCTTCTTCCGACTGAACCAAGAATTCCAGAAAGATATTCGAAATCATCATATCCATGATAGTTTTTTGAAAAATCTAATGCTAAAGCTTTACGCTTCGTCTCTTTGGATATGATTGTACCTCTTTTGAAGAAAAGGCTTTTCATATCTTCATGAGTAACCTTTGTTTGATTTAGCGCATCAAACATAGCCTTGTCATTTACACTATATAAACCGATTTTCATTATTATCGTTCCCAACCAATTTCAACTGAACTAAATCGAGGTTTGGTAAATTCCACTTGGTGAAAGTCAATTGTGTTTATTATTTTTTGTTTGTGTTCGTCAAAACCCCATTCTCTAGAATAAGTTTCTTTAGCTCGCATAAAAATGCTGCGCACATCTTTAAATATATTTGGATGAACGATCCTGATTCTTATTTTTTCATTGCCATCAAGAAGTTGATATTTTGATAATGTATCTAGTATATAAATGAACTCTAATTCATTTTTTCCTTCGCCGTTGTAGTAAATTACATATCCGTGGTCAAATGTCTTTTCCCACTTTTCAGTGTCTTCATTACAATGCTTAACATCATTGTGTTTAATAATAAGAAATGGGCCGGTTAATAATTCGACTGTTGCTGGATGATCTTCAGGAGAGCCACTGACTTTATGTAATGATAAATCAGGATAAAAGAACTGATAATTTCTACCGAGTGGAAACTCTCGTTTATGGCTTAAATGAGATAAGTCAGAAATTATGGATTGAAGATAATTTATCGTTCTTGGTTCGATTATGTGTATTTTTTGACCTTGTTTTAAAGGTATATTGTCAAGATTTATACCTCGTTGTATTTTATCCGTTTCTGAAACGTGAGACTGATAAAATACATCATAAAATGATTGGTCGAAATCACCATCATGATTATAAACAAATAACATACCTCTGACCTCAGAGGATCCGCTTTGATAAGAGTACCTTTCTTTCCATTCCTTACTACCTTCAGCACAGTCTATTGAATTGGCTAATGACACCAAGGCTTTCCGCATTGAAGTTGAAGTGATAGAACCTTTAACATAACTCTTTAAATCAGTGTTTAAAAAAACAGTTCTGTTCAGATAGGGGTCTTTGTAGGAAAAAACCACATCTGTTGGATGAGTACCTGATTTAGCCTTATGTTGTTCTTTTTTCATACATGGGAAATTCTCATTAGTTGTACCAACGAGGTCCCATTTAAACCATCTAAATAAATCAGAAGATAATTTTTCTGCCATTTTTGAAATATTTTCTGTTTCACCTGCCATGGATAGTCACCTATATTTTGGGGTAAGTCTCTAAATGTCAGCCTACGGTCAGACTCATCTGTACGCTACGAGAAAGACCTGACATATCGATCAGTATCATATTCTTCATCTCTTTGCATTGTATTGCATGGAAATGCATGACTTTTTTCAACCGCGATCATCCATTTCAATGTAGGCAGCTCAGGGTTGTATGGCGAAGTGCAACTGCATTAAAACCGACCCATTAAGCGGGCAGGCGAGGCGGGGATAGCACTGCGCGCCAGACGTGGTGACGGGATTTATTTTGCGCGTCTGTGCGCGTCGTGGTGGCGTGCTGTGATGTGAAGTCGGTCAAGGTGGTGTCGGGGCGCTTGCGTCGCATGTGCGGCGTCTGGCTTGCTCTGAGGATGTGCCGCCCGGAGGCGGCATTTTGGGCGGGTTTAGTCGGTCTCGATGCTGTAATCCTTAAAGCGGATCACCTCCATCCCTAACCAATCGTTAATCTCTTTAAACCGCTCCTGCAGCGGCGTGAGCTCGTTACGCACAAATACCCGCGCCACCTTCTCGATATCGCCCATTGAGCCGATATTCTCGGGTTTGCCGCCCATTAGCTGGAAAGGTACGCGGTGCGCATCGAGCAGGTCGGCGGCGCTTACCTTTTTGATATTGAAGAAATCATCCTTTGTGGCGACTTCACTCAACGGCACGATCTTGATGCCATCCGGTTTTCCGTTCGGAGCATAGAAAAACAGGTTTTTAAAATTACCGAGCCCTTTCGAGTCCCTCATTGCGGAGCGCAGCGACTCAACGTCAGTGCTGCTCTGTGCCGCGTCGGTCACGTACATGATGTAACCCGCGTGCGCGCCGTTCTGGTAATATTTGCGACGAAACAGCGTGGCGGATTCATTCAGCCAGGCTGAATTGAGCGCGCTCAGGTATTCCGGCATCCCGTAGAGCTCCTGATTGATGTCGGGCTCCAGCAAATGGCACACCGAGCCGGGCGCAAACTGGTGCGGGTGCGTGAAGTCCGACACGTACCAGTAAACGCCATCCTCCACGCCACGGCGGGTATATTTGGCCGGGGAGGTTTCCAGTTTAAAAAGCTGACCGGTGACGCTCATGCGCTTTTCAAGATAACCGTTGGCAAAGACCAGATAATCGAGCACAAGGCGGCTGAAATCCTGACGTGACAGCAACGGGTGCGGGATGTAGGTACTCGTCAGGATGTTGCGCTTTACGTAAATCGGAGAGCTGTGGTGCACGGCGGCGCGCAGGCTTTTCGCCAGCCCGGAGAAGTTGACCGGCGGTTCGTACCATTTGCCGTTATTGATGCACTCGACATAGTCGAGAATGTCGCGGCGATCCAGAACAGGGGACGGCTCGCCAAAGGTGAATGCCTCCATTTTCTGCGGTGCGCTGGCGGTCATGTTGGTCTGTTTTGGCTGTTTCTTTTGGCGTTTTTTCATCTTAGTTAATATCCAGAATTGAGCTTGATTGCATACCGCTACCGGCGGAAAGCGGCTCGTTTAACAGGGCGTGCATCGTCGCCCACGCGATATCCGCGTGGCTGGCTTCCTCGCTGCGGCTGGCTTCATAGGTGGCGCTGCGGCCACTGCTGGTCATGGTTTTGCGGATAGCCATAAATGACTGAGTGATGTCGGTTGCACCGGCGTCATATTCCAGACACCCGCGTCGAATGGTGTCTTTTGCTTTCAGCACCATCGCCGTTTTCATTTCCGGCGTGTAGCGGATGGCGCGCGCCGCCGGGAAGAATGATCGCACGAGCTGGTAAACCCCCTGGCCGATGCCGGTCGCATCGATACCGATATAGTCGACGGTGTATTTTTCGGTCAGCGCCCGGATGGCCTCGGCCTGCGCGGCAAAGTCCATGCCTTTCCACTGGTGACGCTCAAGGATGCGGAACTTGCCACCGGCAACCAGCGGAGGAGCCAGCACCGCACAGCCTGCGCTGTCGCCAGTGTGTGACGGGTCATAGCCAATCCATACAGGGCGCCAGTTAAACGGACGGACGGCAAACGGCTCGAAGTCCTCCCATTCTTCCATCGCATCGACCATGCAGCGCTGCAGCTCCTCGAACGGGAATACCGACGCCTTATCGTCGACGAACTCGCACATAAACAGGTTACGGAAGTCATCCGCGCTGTTTTCCTGCTTAAGCTGGTCGAGGTTAAACAGGGTGCACCCACCGGCGAGCGCGTCCTCAATGGTGACAATCTGCCGCCACTGGCCGTCCCCGCATAACATGCCACCGGCAAGCGCCTGATGACTGATGTCGATGTCGACACGTTCTTCGCGGTTACTGCGGCCACGGTTAAACAGCTCGCCTGACCAGAACGGGTAAGCGCCATGCGCGAGCGTCGACGGGGTCGAAAAATAGGTGGTGCGCAGGTGCGACTGCGAGGCCATGCCCGAAGCGACTTTGCGCAGCTTCTGGAAATTGGGGATCCAGAAAATTTCGTCGACATACAGGTCGCCGTTGTGACTCTGCGCGGTGTTGGAATTAGTCCCGAGAAAAATCAGCTCAGCGCCATTGTTGCCGATGACGATCGGGTCGCCTGACAGGTCGACGTCAACCAGACGGGCAAAGGCGATGATGTACTTACGGAACACGTAAGCCTGCGTTTTACTGGCCGACAAAAATATCTGGTTTTGCCCGGTCTCAAGCGCGCGCAGGAGTGACTCGCGCGCAAAGTAGAACGTCGCGCCAATCTGGCGGGATTTCAGGATGTGGCGGATACGGTGCTCTAATCCCGCTTTATGCCAGCGGAGCTGATAGTCAAACGACTGGTCGAAGAAAATCTCTTCCAGCTTTTCAATCGCTTCATCACTGAAGAAATTGCGTTTCGGCTTTTTGCGATCACCTTTGTTACGGCTGGCGATATTGGGGTTTAAATCAACCTCGTTTCCGGTCTGGCCGTAGCGGTTAATGCGCGCGAGCCGCTCCATCTGGCGCGACAAAAAATCCGCGACTTTGAAGTCATGCGCGGTCAGGTCTGGCTTAGCGTAGAGCTGGATAAGCCGCGCCTCTAATGTCGACTCCACGCGGTTAATCGGCGCGGTTTCTTCCCATCCATCCCGCTGTTTCCAGCTCTGAACGGTCGGGCGCTTGAGCTGCAGCATGTCGCAGATTTGCGGCACGGCGAACCCCTGCCAGTACAACAGCCGCGCCTGTCGTCGCGGGTCATTTGACAGAGAAAGGTCAGTTGAAATTGTCATGCTTGCCTCGTTTTTGGTGTGACGTGGTAAGGCTAAGGAAATAGGGGGTTATTCGCGCTAAGTGCCTGTTGTGTCAGATCTAATCAGATCGTAAGCGGTGGCTGATACGGGTCAGAGTCGGGAAACTAACCCCGACCCGAAAACCCAACATCAGGACACCTGAAAAATGGCAAAGAAAGTTTCTAAATGGTTTCGCATCGGCGTCGAGGGTGACACCTGCGATGGCCGCGTCATCAGCGGCGATGATATTCAGGATATGGCCGACACGTTCGACCCGCGCGTCTACGGCTGCCGCATTAACCTCGAACATATCCGGGGGCTGATGCCTGACAGCCAGTTTAAACGTTATGGCGATGTAACCGAGCTTAAGGCGGAGATTATCAGCGATGGCTCTGCGCTCGATGGCAAAAAAGCGCTGTTTGGCAAAATCCAGCCGCTCGACGAGCTGGTCAGCATGGTTAAGGCCGGGCAGAAGGTTTACACCTCCATGGAGATCCGTCCGAACTTTGCCAACAGCGGTAAATGTTACCTCGTTGGCCTGGCCGTCACCGATGACCCGGCTAGCCTCGGTACGGAATACCTCGAATTCTGCAGCCGCGCCACGCAAAACCCGCTCGCCGGTAAAAAAGACCAGCCGGACGACGTATTTTCTGTGGCCTCACTGGCTGAGCTGGAATTTGAGGACGTTCCCGACACCATGCTCAACAGCCTGACCGATAAGGTCAGAGCCATTTTTGGCCGTAAGCAGGCCAGCGATGATGCCCGTTTCGCCGATGTGCATGAGGCGGTAACCACCGTTACCGAGCAGGTGCAAACCAATCTCAACGCCACCGACCAGCGCATCACCGAGCTGGAGACAGCTTTTGCGCAGCTTAAGCAGGACTTGACCAGCAAGGCCGATGAAAGCGCGCAGGCGTTTAATGAACTCAAAAACTCCCTCGATAACACCGAAAGCCAGCGCCAGCCGCGCCGCGAGCTTTCAAAAGGTGGCACGGGCGACGAGCTGCTGACCAACTGCTGATAACCCGCCGGGCGTGCTGCCCGGCCTGATACCTATTATCCGAACAGGAAAAACCATGCGTAAAGATACCCGCTTCAAATTCAATGCCTACCTGTCCCGCGTCGCGGAGCTGAACGGCGTTTCCACCGATGACGTGGCGAAGAAATTCACTGTCGAGCCGTCGGTCACGCAAACCCTGATGACCACCCTGCAGATGTCATCCGCGTTTCTGACCAAAATCAACATCGTGCCGGTCGACGAGCTGAAAGGCGAAAAAGTCGGGGTCGGCGTTAACGGTACGATTGCCAGCACTGCCGATACCGCCGGTGATGATGAGCGTAAGACCGCAGACTTTACTGCGCTGGAGTCCAATAAATACGAGTGCGCGCAGATTAACTTTGACTTCCATATCCGCTACAAACAGCTCGACCTGTGGGCGCGATTCCAGGACTTCCAGACCCGTATCCGCGACGCGATTATCAAGCGTCAGTCGCTCGATTTCATCATGGCCGGTTTCAACGGTATTAAGCGCGCCGATACGTCTGACCGTGCGAAAAACCCTATGCTGCAGGACGTGGCGACCGGCTGGCTGCAGAAGTACCGCAATGAAGCGCCAGCGCGCGTGATGTCAAAAATTACCGACGAGGAAGGGGCGGTAATTTCTGAAGTGATCCGCGTGGGTAAAAACGGCGACTATGCGAACCTCGACGCGCTGGTCATGGATGCCACCGGCAATCTGATTGACGAGATTTATCAGGACGACCCGGAGCTGGTTGTCATCACCGGGCGTAAGCTGATGGCGGATAAATATTTCCCTATCGTTAATCAGGAGCAGGCAAACACCGAGTCGCTGGCCGCTGACATCATCATCAGTCAGAAGCGAATCGGCAACCTGCCAGCCGTGCGCGTGCCGTACTTCCCGGCTAATGCCCTGATGGTGACGCGTCTCGACAACCTGTCAATCTACTTCATGGATGACGCACACCGCCGCGCCATCATCGAAGAGCCGAAAAAAGACCGCGTCGAAAACTACGAGTCAATGAATATCGATTACGTGGTCGAGGCTTACGCCGCCGGGTGCCTGATTGAAAACATCACGCTCGGTGACTTCACCGCACCTGCTGCACCGGAAGGCGGGGAGTAAGCCATGACGAGTCCCGCAGCGCGTCACATGATGCGGGTCTCGGCCTCTGAAACTGCGCAGCGGGCTGCAGTCCCGCTGCGTAATGCAACTGCCTATGAGCAGATGCTCGTTAAGCTGGCCGCAGACAACCGCACGCTAAAACAAATCAGTTCAAAAGAGCGTAAAGCCGCGAAGAAACGCGAGCTGCTGCCGTTCTATCTGCCGTGGGTGGCTGGCGTCCTCGACAGTGGTAAAGGGGCGCAGGATGACATCGTCATGACGGTCATGCTGTGGCGTCTCGATGCTGACGATATCGCCGGGGCGCTGGAGATCGCCCGTTACGCCATGACCTACGGCCTCACCATGCCGGTCGGTCGCCGTCCGACGCCGTGCCTGCTGGCCGAAGAGGTCACGCTCGCCGCGCAGCGCATGCTCGCTGCAAAACAGCCGGTCGAACTGGCGAACCTGCTCGACACCATCGCGCTGACGGAGCGCGCGGATATGCCCGATATCGTGCGTGCGAAGCTGCACAAAATCACCGGCTACGTGCTGCGTGATGCGAAGCAACTGCCCGAGGCGCTGGCGCACCTGCAGCGTGCGATCCAGCTAGAAAGCTCTATCGGGGTAAAAAAAGATATCGAGCAGTTAGCGCGTCAGCTCCGGCCAAAACCTGAACCCGTCCCGAAAACCAAAACGACTAAACCGCGCACGCGCAAACCTGCCGCTAAACCGGCGGCACGGCGCGGGCGTCCTCCAAAGGCGGCAAAAGCCGCAGGTTAACCGAGCGCTCCCCGAGCCGGGCGGCACGCCGTTCAATGCGGGTATCCATTACCCTGACTACGAGCGGCGTCCACCGCCCACCCATTACCCGAGGTTGTCATGACGACGCTGATTATTGAGCAAAACAAAGAGCCGCAGGATGTGCCGGGCGTGGTGATACCGCCAACGGGCGTGAGCGAGCCGGTAATCAAAAACACCCCGTTTTTTCCTGACGTGGATCCGAAGCGCGTGCGGGAGGAAATGCGGTTAGAGCAGACCGTTTCCCCCGTGCGCCTGCGCCGGGCGATTAAGACCGCCATCGCGGAGACGAACGCGGAGCTGAGCGACTGGCGCGAAATTCAGCTCGAAGCCGGTCACGCCACGCTGGCGGATGTCCCGACCGACCAGCTCGACGGTGAAAGCGTGCGCGTTTTCCACTATTTCAACGCCGTGTGTGCCATGACGACGGCCACGCTCTATGAGCGCTTTCGCGGCGTGGATGCGACCGCCAAAGGCGACAAAAAGGCCGACAGCATCGACAGCACTATCGATGAGATGTGGCGGGATATGCGCTGGTCAGTGGCGCGTATCCAGGACAAAGCGCGCTGTATTGTGGGGCAAATCTGATGAAAGCATATGCGCTGCAGGGCGACACCCTCGACGCGATTTGCGCCCGTTATTACGGGCGAACTGAGGGCGTAGTCGAAACCGTGCTGGAGGCTAACCCCGGCCTGTCTGAGCTCGGCGTCATTCTGCCGCACGGCACGGCAATTGAGCTGCCCGAGACCGACAGCGCGGCCGGAACCGAAACGGTGAATCTATGGGACTGAGCATGGAAAAAATCACCACGTTTATCGCTTACTGGTTGGCCGTTGCGCTGGCGTATCTCGGGGCAATTTCACCCGAAAAGATGGCGCTTTACGTGGGGGGCGGATGCGCCATTTTTACCGCGCTGACGAACTATTGGTTTAAGCGCAAAACCTATCTCTATCTGACGTCACTCGGACTCGATAAGGGGGCTATTCGTGAAATCAATCGTTAAACGTTGCAGTGTGGCCGCAGTGCTGGCGCTGGCGGCGCTGATGCCTGATTTTCGACTGCTTAACACCTCGCCCGAGGGGCTGGCGATGATTGCCGACCTCGAAGGTTGTCGCCTGACGCCTTACCAGTGCAGCGCGGGAGTGTGGACGTCAGGCATCGGCCACACTGCAGGTGTCGTCCCGAAAGGGGAAATCACCGAGCGTCAGGCGGCGGCGAGCCTTGTCGCGGATGTGATGAACGTCGAGAAACGTCTCGCGATCTGCGCGCCGGTAGAAATGCCGCAGCACGTTTACGACGCGCTGGTCAGCTTCTCATTCAACGTGGGAACCGGCGCAGCCTGCCGCTCAACGTTGGTCTCGTACATCAAGCGTCATCAATGGTGGCAGGCGTGCGACCAGCTCACCCGCTGGGTTTATGTGAATGGCAAAGTCAGCACCGGGCTGGAAAACCGCCGCGCGCGCGAGCGTACCTATTGTCTCAGGGGGATTCAATGAAAGTGATGTTGTTTTTACTGATCGCGCTGATGGCGGTTGTGCTCTGGCAGCGTCATGAAAACGGCAACCTGACGCGCTCCTTTGAACGGGCAAACAAGGTCGCAGGTGAACAGAAAAACGTGATCGGGATGCTGAAAAATCATCTTTCCGTTTCGCAGGGAATTGCCAGGCGAAATGAAACCGCGCAGGTCAGTTTACGCGGCGAACTGCTGGCCGCCGGTGCGATGGCCGTGAGGCGTGAAGAAACCATTACGAGGCTGATAAATGAGAATGAAACCTTACGCCGCTGGTATAGCGATAAGTTGCCTGATGTTGTGCGTCGGCTGCACACCCGCGCCGGTTGTGCCTCCGCCGGTCATTGTTTACAGCGCCTGCCCGAAGGTGAGCTATTGCCCGATGCCGGAAAGCGATCCGGTCGTTAATGGCGACCTGAGCGCCGATATTCGCAGGCTTGAGCACGCGCTCGCCGCCTGCGCACTGCAGGTTGAAACCGTCAAAGACTGTCAGGATAAACTCGATGAAGAAAGCACTCAGCCTGCGCGAAGCGCTGATTAAAGCCATCCCGCAGTTAGAATCAAACCCCGAAATGATGCGCATCTTTGCCGATGAAGGGAATATCGATGCGCGTCTCGCGGCCACGCTGTCCCATGAGAAAATTTATACCCTGAATGTGATCGTGTGTGATTTTGTTGGCGACCCTGATTTGATTTTCGTGCCGGTGGCCGCGTGGCTGCGTCAGCATCAGCCGGATATCTGCACGCTCGATGACGGGCGCAAAAAGGGCTACCGTTTCCAGATGGATTTAAACGACGAGGACAGTGTCGATATCAGCATCAGCCTGCAGCTCACCGAGCGCACCCTCATCAGGGAGGAAGACGGGGCGCTGCACGTGAGCTATGCCCCTGAGCCGCCGCTGCCGGAGCCCGTCACCCGGCCAAAAGAGCTCTACATCAACGGCGAACTGGTGAGCAAATGGGATGAGTGACTTTAAGCCCTTTGACGACCGGCTCAATGGCCTGATTGCTGCCCTGTCACCGGCTGCGCGCCGTAAGCTGGTTGGTGAGATAGCTAAAGAGCTGCGCAAGTCGCAACAGCAACGTATCAAACAGCAAAAAGCCCCGGATGGCTCACCGTATCAGGCGCGAAAGGGTCAGCCTCTCAGGGCTAAGACCGGGCGGATTAAACGGGCGATGTTCCAGAAGCTACGCACAAGCCGATACATGAAAGCCACTGGCCGTGAAAACAGTGCTGTCGTGGAATTTACAGGTAAAGTGCAGCGCATCGCGCGCGTTCACCAGTACGGGCTTAAAGACCGGCCAAGCCCTCACGTACATGAAGCGCGATATGCAGAGCGAAAGTTACTAGGATTAAGTTCAGATGATAGAAGAGAGATTGAAAAAAATATCATTGCCTATTTAAGCTAACTCTATTGCATTCTAAACAATTATTGTTAAATTGTATCTAGTTGTGTGAAAGTGTTAGTGTGCGTTCATATGGTTATGGGTGTAAGCTGAGTTTTGTGTACAAAAATTAAATATGTTTTTGTATAGTTGCGCCTAAACAGCATTTTTTAAACTGTGCTTTAATTGGATGGTTTGGAAATGCAATGTAGTTTTGGTTAAGGGTTTGATTATATTCGGTTTTAATATTCAATGTGGAAGGTAGTGTCGATAATGTCAAGCATTAGCAGGAGGTAAAATGAGTGAAATAATATCAAGGTTTTTTGCATTGCTAAGGGTTGTTACATTGTGGGTGGAGAATGTAGTACAGGGTTTTTTCTCTGTCACTACGCGATATGATGTGGAAGAAAAGATCGAGAATCTTAATAAAGAACGAGATAGAATCTATGTTAGATATGCACACTTTACAAAATTAAGACGCTTAAAACAGCATGGTTATACTGTTGAGCACTTGAAAGCTTTTGATAGTAAGGAATTTGCTGATGAGGAATTGGCTGAGATATATAAGAATCTAGAGATTGTGGATTCTATGTTGAAAACGGAGCAAGACAGTGCGTACGCCAATAAAAACGAAACTGTAGTTAATTTATTTTTGCTCAATGAGAAGAAAAAATATTTTAAGTGTAAACTAATTGCTGTTTTGGTTCTAATGATTAGTGCTATATCAATAGCTTTTTTAGGTGTCCCTTATTGGGCGATTTTCATTGGCGTTGCGCTATACGTTTTGTTTGAGTTGAAAGATCAAGTTGTTAGTTATCGTGTCGGAAAGGGTTATTTTGGAACGACGACATCTGAAGCAATCGAATTAATCAAGTTTATTCGGGAGAATATCGACGACATTGATTCAGGTGATGGAGGAGGTGCAGGGCGGAAAATACTAAATCCAATTAAGGATGCTACTGCAGATGATACTCAAACTACAGGGGAGTTACCAAATGTCTAGTATGGATATGGATATGGTTTCAAAGCGATTGAATAAATCATTGGACATTATCTTCTTGCGGCATCCTATTCGTACGGCATTTGGTTTTTTTGTTGGATATATTATTTTCATGTGCGTGTACACGATCAGGAATATCATAGCTGCTAATTGGTTTGATGTCGATTCAGTGCATTATGTCGGTTGCTTTGTTTTGGGTGTGGTGCTTATGCATACAAATACCATCATTGACGCCTACAATGGAACGGCATTGGATGAGCGACTTTCAACTTTGTTAAAAACAGTTGAAAAAAGAACGGATTTATCTAAGGATCAAAAGAGAATTATGGTTATTAGTATATTGAATCAAGAAATTAAATCCCTTACGTCGCATGAGTTGGATGCAGCTGAGAAAGGAGTTGCTGATGAATGAAGTTAAAGGTTTGGTTTCGGCTGTTTCACAGCTCTTGTAAATTATTCGGGTCTTATAATTTGTTAGGCTATTTTTGAGCGTGGGTATCTTCATTTGTCGTTTCATTCAGATGAGGCTGCATTTTGGTGTTTATAACTTACAAAACCGTTAAAGCTGATGCTGCAATCAATATGTTGGGGTTGAATTTTAGTAAAGAATAACTCCCAAATATAATAATATACCAGAATTGTTGTGCCATATCTTATAAAACCCCGCTTGATTGCTGCTGGCCTTGTCCGGCGGCATCCTTTCCCCATGAATAATTTAAATTCTCTGCAGGAAATCGCACGCGCGATCCGCAACCTCATCCGCACCGGCATTGTGACCGACGTTAACCTCGACGAGGGGCTGTGTCGTGTCCAGACCGGCGGCATGCAAACCACCTGGCTTAACTGGCTCACCTGTCGCGCCGGTCGTTCTCGCCTGTGGTGGGCTCCTTCGGTCGGTGAGCAGGTGTTATTGCTGGCCATCGGTGGCGAGCTCGATACGGCCTTTGTGCTGCCGGGCATTTTTTCTGACGACCATCCCGCGCCCTCGGCCTCGCCCGATGCGATTCATGTCGCCTTTCCTGACGGGGCGGTTATCGAGTATGAGCCCGAAAGCGGCGCGCTCACGGTGTCCGGTATCAAAACCGCCGACGTCACCGCGTCGGATTCCATTACGGCCACCGTGCCGGTGGTGCTGGTGAAAGCCGAAACCCGCATCACGCTCGACACACCCGAGGTGGTATGCACCAACAAGCTGACGACCGGCACGCTCGAAGTGAAGCAAGGCGGGAAGATGTCCGGGAACATTGAGCACACCGGCGGGACACTGAAATCAAACGGCGTGCAGGTGGATAACCACGCGCACGGCAACGTACAGAGCGGCGGAAGCTGGACTAAGGGGACGCAATGATGGTGCGTTATCTGGGAATGAACAGCCAGACCGGCCTCAGTATCTCTGAGTTGGAGCATATCAGGCAAAGCGTGCGCGACATTCTGGTCACGCCGATAGGCTCGCGCGTCATGCGCCGTGAATACGGCTCGCTCCTGTCGGCTCTGATTGACCAGCCGCAGACCAAGGCGCTGCGCCTGCAGATTATGGCCGCGTGTTATTCCGCGATCCAGAAATGGGAGCCCCGCGTCAGCCTGACAAGCATCACCTTTGAGCGGTCAGAGAATGACGGCGGGCTGTATGTCGACATCACCGGCACGCGCTCGGCTAGCGGCCAGCCCTTTTCCCTCACCATTCCACTGAGTTAAACGCTATGGCAATTGTTGACCTGAACCAGCTCGCCGCGCCCGATGTCGTGGAAGTGCTGGATTATGAGAGCATCCTGAGCGAGCGCAAGGCAACGCTCGTCTCGTTATACCCCGAAGAACAACAGGAGGCCGTCGCGCGCACCCTGACGCACGAATCAGAGCCGATTGTTAAGCTGCTGCAGGAAAACGCCTACCGGGAAGTTATCTGGCGACAGCGCGTCAACGAGGCCTCGCGTGCGGTCATGCTGGCTTACGCTGCTGGGAGCGACCTCGACCAGATAGGGGCAAATTCCAACGTCCCACGACTCGTTATTACCCCGGCAGACGACACGACGTTTCCGCCCACGCCAGCCGTGATGGAATCGGACACTGACTATCGCCTGCGTATCCAGCAAGCCCCTGAGGGGCTAAGTACCGCAGGCTCAACCGGCGCATATCAGTTTCATGGCCGCAGCGCCGACGGGCGTGTCGCGGATATTTCCGTCATCAGTCCCGAACCCGCGTGCGTTACCGTGTCGGTGCTGTCGCGTGAAAATAACGGCGTGGCCTCTGACGAGCTGCTCGCCATTGTGCGCACTGCGCTTAACGACGAGGACGTCCGGCCGGTTGCCGACCGCGTGACCGTGCAGTCAGCAAAAATTGTCGACTATAAAATCACCGCGTCGCTTTACCTTTACCCCGGTCCAGAAAGTGAGCCGGTGCTCAGTGCGGCAAAAGCAAAGCTACAGGCATATATCAGCGCGCAGCACCGGCTCGGGCGTGACATCCGTAAATCTGCCATCTATGCGGCGCTTCACGTCGAGGGGGTGCAGCGCGTCGAGCTGGCCGCGCCGGTGGCCGACATCGTGCTCGATGACACGCAGGCGTCATGGTGCAGCGAGTACAGCGTCACCATAGGGGGTAATGATGAATGACACCCGCCTGTTGCCGGTGGGCTCCTCGCCGCTGGAGGTTGCCGCCGCGCGCGCCTGCGCTGAAATCGAAAACACGCCCGTACCCCTGCGCCGTCTCTGGAGCCCTGACGACTGCCCGGCAAACCTGCTGCCGTGGCTGGCGTGGGCGTTTTCCGTTGACCGCTGGGATGAGAGCTGGCCGGAGGACACAAAGCGGGAAGTGATCCGCGCGGCGTGGTTTATCCACGCGCACAAGGGGACGATTGGCGCAGTGCGCCGCGTGGTGGAGCCGCTTGGCTACCTGATTAACGTCTCTGAGTGGTGGGAGACAAACGACCCGCCCGGCACGTTTCGCCTCGATATCGGCGTGCTGGAGACCGGTATCACCGAGGAAATGTACTACGAAATGGAGCGGCTAATTGCCGATGCAAAGCCAGCCAGCCGCCATTTAATCGGCCTCAATATTATTCAGGATATCCCCGGCTACCTCTGCACCGGCGCTCTGTCCTACGACGGCGACATCATCACGGTTTACCCCGGATAAGTGAGAGCACAATGACAGTGAAATACAAAACGGTCATCACCAAAGCCGGTGCAATCAAACTGGCTGCAGCGACCCTCCCGGACGGGAAAAAGGTGAATCTGACGGCGATGGCCGTGGGTGACGGTGGCGGCACGCTGCCGGTGCCTGACCCGAACCAGACAAAACTCGTCAAAGAGGTCTGGCGTCATGCGCTGAACAAAATCAGCCAGGACAGAAAAAATAAAAATTACGTCGTGGCGGAGCTGCTTATCCCGCCGGAGACCGGCGGTTTCTGGATGCGCGAGATCGGGCTCTATGATGACACCGGCACGCTGATTGCGGTCGGCAATATGGCCGAAAGCTACAAGCCAGCGCTGGCTGAGGGGTCGGGACGTGCGCAGACCGTGCGTATGGTTATCATGGTGAGCGACATCGAGTCAGTCGAGCTGACGATTGATACCACAACGGTGATGGCAACGCAGGACTACGTCGACGACAGGCTCGCGGAGCATGAGCAGTCCCGCCGCCATCCTGACGCCACGCTCACCGCAAAGGGTTTTACTCAGCTCAGCAGCGCGACCGACAGCTTGTCTGAGAGCGTCGCAGCGACGCCGAAAGCGGTTAAGGCGGCGTATGACATTGCGAAGGGTAAATACACGGCTCAGGACGCCACCACGGCGCAAAAGGGTATCGTCCAGCTCAGCAGCGCGACCGACAGCGCGTCTGAGACGCTGGCAGCGACGGCGAAAGCGGTTAAGGCGGCGTATGATCTTGCGAACGGTAAATACACGGCTCAGGACGCCACCACGGCGCAAAAGGGCATTGTCCAGCTCAGCAGCGCAATCGACAGCACGTCTGAGACGCTGGCAGCGACGCCGAAGGCCGTAAAGGCCGCGAATGACAACGCCAACGGTCGCGTGCCGTCAGGGCGTAAGGTCAATGGCCGGGCGCTGAGTGCCGATATCAATATTACCGCGCAGGATATCTTTAACGGTCAGGCTGTGGGGATTGGTAATGCTGAGGATTTAAATGCCTACAGCACGCCGGGGCTGTATTACCAGCCAGCGAACGCTCAGGCACAAACTGGCAAAAACTACCCTGAGACTGCTGCAGGCTCACTTGAGGTTTATAAACATGCAGGTATTACGCAGATTTACCGTATCTATAACAGTTCTCGCGCCTACATCCGCTCGTTATATAGCGGAACGTGGTCAGCCTGGATAAAGCAGTATGACGCGGCCAATAAACCCACTCCTGCAGATATAGGCGCACTAGCCAGTAATGGTAACGCAGTATCAGCCACTAAATTACAGACGTCACGCACGATTGGTGGTGTTGCCTTTGACGGAACGGCGAGCATAAATTTGCCGGGGGTGAATACTGGCGGGAACCAGAGCACGACAGGTAATGCAGCCACTGCAACCAAACTACAGACCGCCCGTGCGATTGGCGGGGTTGCCTTTGACGGAACGGCGAACATTAATTTGCCGGGGGTGAATACTGGCGGGAATCAGAGCACGACAGGCAATGCAGCCAGTGCAACCAAATTACAAACCGCACGCACTATTGCAGGCGTGTCATTTAACGGCACGGCAAATATCGCGATCCCTGCAGGTAATGTAGGTGCTTACACGAAAGCTGAATGTGATGCGCGATATGGGGTTGTTAATGGTATCCGCCGGGGTGGTCAACAAATCCGAAACCCGACTGATACGTGGTTTGATAACTGGGAATCACCTGCTGGATGCGTAGTGACGGGAATTCAAATGAACGGCAGAAGTGATGGCCGAAAACTCGGCGTTTATTTCCGTCAAATGCAGTATCTGAATAAACAAACTGGCGGATGGGTTAACCTTGGGGATTAGATATGGATACGTTTATTAATCCAGTTATTTATAAATATGAACATGCTGAAATAAACGGCGTAATGCGTACCGGACTCTATTTTCAGGATGTGCATGGCCGGGACTGGTATAAAACCTTAACGGGCTGGAAAGGCGCGGTCTCTCTGGATGATGACGGGATTGTCATCGCTTATGAAAAGGATGTTTCGTATATGGGTATGGCGGAAGGGCGTAACGTCTATGAGGTCGATCCCCTGAACGTGCCAGATGATGTGTTAGGGAATTTCAAATACGCGGACGGCGTTTTTTATGATATCCGGCCTGATGCGGCAACGCTTGCCGAACAAACACAAAAGCAGCTCATTGAGGATGCGGGGCTTACCATTTCCGTTCTGCAGGGTGCCGTCGATGAGTCGATGGCTACTGATGCTGAAAAGGCCAGCTTATCGGCGTGGAAGAGATACCGGGTATTACTATACAGGGTTGATACCAGTAAGCCCGAAGATATTGCATGGCCTGATCCACCCTCGAAAAGCTAATAAAAAACCCGCGTTAAGCGGGTTTAGTCATAGGGGCATTCTTCATAGTCATTTTCTGTTTCATCACCGGCAAACAGTCTGAGCCAGCAAAAGCCAAAGAGACACCATGCAGTCAGACCACCAACAATCCAGAGTAAAATTGTCATTCTCGCTCCCTCGTTAATGGCGCAACGATAGCGACAATATCCCTTCATTGATAATGGTTATCAGCGATCAATTCCCCCTGATTGATCGCTGAAAACGATCAATCATCTTTCCCGCACGCCACGACCGCTCGCTGCCCGTTGTGCTGTCACTCCTCCAACGGCATTACGTTTCGCACACCTCATACACAACAGAAAATAGTTGCACCCCTTCACCATGGAGTTAAACGGATGAGCGACTATCATCACGGCGTCGAGGTCATCGAGATTAACGATGGCACGCGCACCATTTCCACCGTCTCGACGGCCATCATCGGCATGGTCTGCACGGCCAGCGATGCTGACGAAAAGACATTTCCACTCAATAAGCCGGTGCTGATTACCAGCGTGCAAAACGCCATCGGTAAAGCCGGTAAACTTGGCACCCTGTCAAAATCCCTGCAGGCCATTGCCGACCAGTGCAAGCCGGTCGTTGTGGTTGTGCGCGTTGCCGAAGGTACCGAAGACCCGGAAAACCCGGAAGCGGCGCAGAAAGAGACCATTTCCAACATCATCGGCACGACTGACGCAAACGGCAAATACACCGGGCTTAAGGCGCTGCTGGCTGCAAAAACCGTCACCGGCGTTAAGCCGCGCATTCTCGGCGTGCCGGGGCTGGATACTCAGGAAGTGGCGACCGCGCTCGCGGCGACCTGTCAGAGCCTCCGCGCGTTTGGCTATATCAGCGCGTGGGGCTGCAAGACCATTTCTGAAGCCATTGCCTACCGCGAGAATTTCAGCCAGCGCGAGCTGATGGTCATTCACCCTGATTTTCTGGCATGGGACACCACGGCGAACGATACCGATATTGCATGGGCGACCGCCCGCGCACTCGGCCTGCGTGCCAAAATCGACCAGGAGACCGGCTGGCACAAAACGCTGTCTAACGTCGGCGTGAATGGCGTCACCGGCGTCAGCGCCTCGGTCTCGTGGGATTTGCAGGAGAAAGCCACCGACGCAAACCTGCTTAATCAGGCCGGTGTCACCACGCTTATTCGTAACGACGGCTTTAAATTCTGGGGCAACCGCACCTGCTCGGATGACCCGCTTTTCCTGTTTGAAAACTATACCCGCACGGCGCAGGTGCTTGCCGACACGATGGCGGAGGCGCACGCGTGGGCGATTGATAAACCCGTCACCGCAACGCTTATCCGCGACATCGTCGCCGGTATGAATGCGAAATTCCGCGAGCTGAAAAACAACGGCTATATCGTTGACGGCTCCTGCTGGTACGACCCGGAGTCAAACAGCGTGGAAACGCTCAAGGCGGGGAAACTGTATATCGATTACGACTACACCCCCGTCCCGCCGCTGGAAAACCTGACCCTGCGCCAACGCATCACCGATACCTATCTGGCGAACCTGTCAGACTCGGTCAACAGCTAAGGAGCTCAGAGCATGGCGTTACCACGCAAACTGAAATACCTGAATATGTTTAACGACGGTCTCAGCTACATGGGCGTCGTTGAATCCGTCACCCTGCCAAAGCTGACCCGCAAGCTTGAGAAATATCGCGGCGGCGGGATGCCGGGCTCGGTGTCGATTGACCTTGGCCTCGATGATGATGCGCTGTCGCTTGAGTGGACGCTGGGCGGTCTGCCTGACGTCGAACTGTGGGCGCAGTACGCGTCACCGGGTGCGGACACCATCCCGCTGCGCTTTACCGGCTCGTACCAGCGCGATGACACCGGCGCAATTTCTGCCGTTGAGGTGGTCATGCGTGGCCGTCACAAAGAGTACGACGGCGGCGAAAACAAACAGGGCGAAAGCGGCACGACCAAAATGTCGACCGAGTGCGCGTACTACCAGCTCACGATTGACGGCAAAGAGGTCATCGAGATTGACGTCATCAATATGGTGATGAAAGTCGACGGCGTCGACCGTCTGGCGGAACACCGTAAGGCCATCGGCCTGTAACCCCTTAACCGGTCAGTCAGGCTGGCCGGTCACTTAACTTTGACGAGACCAACATCATGGAAAACATCAACGAAACCGAAAACTCAAACATTGTGATCCTCGATAATCCCATCATGCGCGGCGAGCAGAAAATCGAGCAGGTGACCGTCACAAAACCCAACGCGGGAACCCTGCGCGGTGTGAGTCTGGCCTCGCTGGCAAACTCTGACGTCGATGCGCTGATTAAGGTGCTGCCGCGCATGACGTACCCGGCGCTCACCGAGCATGAGGTCATGCGTCTGGAAGCGTCAGACCTGATTTTGTTCGCCGGTAAGGTGGTTGGTTTTTTGTCGCCATCTTCGGCTCGCTGAAATTCCCCGACAACATTTCGGTCGATGACCTGATGGCGGATATCGCGGTGATTTTTCACTGGCCGCCATCAGAGCTTTATTCCCTGAGCGTGACCGAGCTCATCACATGGCGCGATAAGGCGCTGCAGCGAAGCGGAAACCACCATGAGCAATAACGTCAGACTTGAGGTGCTGCTTAACGCAGTAGACCGGGCAAGCCGACCGCTCAAAGCTATCCAGAACGCCAGTAAATCCCTTGCTGGCGATATCCGCACTTCTCAAAACAGCCTGCGCGATCTGAATGCGCAGGCGTCCCGAATTGACGGATTCAGGAAAGCGAGCGCACAGCTTGCCGTGACCGGTCAGTCGCTTAACAAAGCGAAACAGGAGGCCGCAGCGCTGGCCGTCCAGTTTAAAAACACCGAAAACCCCACTAACGCGCAGGCGCGCGCGATGGAGGCGGCAAAGAAATCCGCCGCTGACCTTCAGCTCAAATATAACGGGCTCAGGCAGTCGGTGCAGCGCCAGCGCACGGAGCTCGCGCAGGCCGGGATAAATACCCGCACGCTGTCGGCAGACGAGCGCCGTCTGAAATCCAGCATCAGTGAGACAACCGCGCAGCTTAACCGGCAACGTGATGCACTGGCGCGCGTCAGTCAGCAACAGGCCAGACTCAGCGCGGTAAAAAGCCGCTATGAATCCGGGCAACAGCTCGCCGCCGGTGCGCGTAATGCCGGGATGGTGGGCGTCGGGGTGGCGACCGCCGGGCTTTATGGTGCGTCACGCTTTATTGCGCCGGGTATCGGTTTTGATAAGCAGATGCCAGCCACGCAGGCGATCCTCGGGCTCGATAAGGGCGACGATAAGCTCGCGGCCATTCGTCAACAGGCGCGTGATATCGGTGCGACAACCGCCTTTTCGCCGGGTGATGTAGCGCGCACGCAGACCACGCTCGCACGCTCGGGCTATAACGCCGATGACGTGCTGGCTGCGACCGGTTCGACCGTAAACCTCAGCCTCGCGGCCGACGTGGATATCGCAGAAGCCGCCGACATTATCACTAACATGCAGTCGGCATTTAACCTGCCGACCACCGAGATTGAGCGTGTCGCGGATGTGATGACGAAAGGCTTTACGTCATCAAACACCGGCCTCGTCGAGCTGGGCGAGGCGATGAAATATGTCTCGCCAATTGCTGAGGCTGCAGGTGCGAGCATCGAAGACACGACCGCCATGCTCGGCATTCTGGCGGATAACGGGATTAAAGGCTCAATGGCCGGTACGGGCGCGAGTGCCATTTTCAACCGTCTGCAGGCTCCTATGGGTAAGGCCGTTGAGGCCATTTCTGAATTAGGCGTGAAAACCCGCGACGGCAAAGGGAACATGCTGCCGGTCGAGAAAATCCTCAAAGATATTCACAAGTCCTTTGCGAAAAACAAGCTCGGTACGGCGGAGCAGGGCGAATATCTGAAAGTCATCTTTGGTGAGGAGGCCATGAAGGGGGCGATTAAACTCGTCGCCGCTGCCGGTGATGGCTCGCTCGATAACAAGCGTCAGCAAATCAGGGATTCAAAAGGTACGACCGAGCGTATTGCGAAAATCCAGACGGACAACCTCGACGGCGATCTGAAAAACCTTCAGTCAGCATGGGAAGACCTGCAGATTGAGGTGTTCGAAAAAGAAGATTCAGCACTGCGCCGCCTGACGGTTTCCGCGACCAACTGGCTCGGCAAGGTGGCTGCATGGGCTAAAGCGAATCCAGAACTGACGCAAACCCTGTTTAACCTTGTCGCCGGTGGGCTGGCGCTGGTTGGGGTGCTCGGCGGGATTGGTCTGATTGCATGGCCTGTCATCGCAGGAATAAACGCGATTATCGCTGCTGCTGGCATGCTGAGCGTCGTTTTCACTACTGCCGGAAGTGCCATTGTCGCGGCATTAGGGGCAATCAGTCTGCCGGTGGTCGCGGTGGTCGCTGCCGTGGTGGCCGGTGCGCTGCTTATCCGTAAATACTGGGAGCCAATAAGCGCATTCTTTTCGGGTGTGGTGGAGGGGCTTAAAGCGGCCTTTGCGCCGGTGGCTGAAATCTTCTCGCCGCTCGCGCCGGTGTTTGATTCCATCATCGAAAAACTGAGCGGGGTCTGGCAGTGGTTCACTGATCTGATAGCGCCGGTTAAAGCGACGCAGGAGACGCTCGACCGCTGCAAAAATGTCGGGGTGTTGTTCGGTAAGGCACTGGCCGACGCGCTGATGTTACCGCTCAATAGTTTTAACAAACTGCGCGGCGGCGTTAACTGGTTACTGGAGAAACTCGGGGTTATCAATAAAGAGTCGAGCGACCTTGACCAGAAAGCCGCAAAAGCCAATGCGGCAACGGGTTCAGGTAAAGAGTCCAGTATCAGACCAACCCCGTTGTTTGGCGATTCTCAGTGGTATCACCCGGTGCCGGTTCCTGCTGGGAAGACCTACGTAGACCAGAGCAAGCCAGAATATAACATCACCCTACATGGTGGCATCGCACCGGGTACAGACCTTGACCGGCAGCTCCGCGAAGCCGTCGAAAGACTCGACCAGCAAAACCGTGCGCGTCAGCGCTCAAGTATGCGTCACGATGGATGAGGGCTAAAGCATGTTAATGGTTTTAGGTTTATTTGTGTTTGAGCGCCGCACGCTGCCACATCAGTCAATGCAGTATTCGAAAGAGTACCGCTGGGCGTCAAATGACCGCATCGGCAAACCACCGGCCTATCAGTTTCTCGGGGAGGGGGAAACCTCGCGCACGCTTTCGGGCGTGCTGTACCCCGAAATCACCGGCGGTCGCCTCTCACTGACCACCATCGAGCTGATGGCCGACGAAGGCAGGGCGTGGCCGCTGATTGACGGAACGGGCATGATCCACGGCATGTATGTCATCGATAAAGTGACCCACACGCACAGCGAATTATTCAGCGACGGCGCGGCCAGAAAAATCGAGTTTAGCCTCTCGCTGAAACGGGTCGATGAGTCGCTCGCGGCGATTTACGGCGACCTGAAAACGCAGGCCGACAATCTGGTGACATCTGCTGGTAACTGGCTGGGAGGGTTGGCGGGATGATTACGGGTATGAATATTCAGGCCGGTGCAAAGATTGCCCCGGCGTTTATGCTCAAGCAGGATAACGAAGATATTACGCAGGATTTCAGCGACAGGCTAATCAGCCTGACCATGACGGACAATCGCGGATTCGAGGCCGACCAGCTCGACATCGAGCTCGATGATACCGACGGGCAAATCGCTATGCCTCCTCGCGGCGCAACGTTAACGCTGTGGCTGGGCTGGCAGGGTAGCGCCCTGATAAAAAAAGGCACCTTTACGGTAGATGAAATCGAGCACCGTGGCGCGCCAGATACGCTGACCATCCGGGGGCGCAGCGCTGATTTTCGCGGGTCGCTGAACTCACGCCGGGAACAGTCATGGCACGACACCACACTCGGGGTAATTGTTGAGACCATCGCAGCGCGCAATAAGCTGACAGCCAGCGTGGCCGATACGCTGAAAGCGATCCCCGTCCATCATATTGACCAGACTCAGGAATCCGACGCGGTGTTTCTGTCCCGTCTGGCTGACCTTAACGGTGCGGCGGTTTCGGTAAAAGCGGGAAAACTTCTGCTACTGAAAGCCGGGAGCGGCAGGACGGCCAGCGGCAAGCCCATCCCGCAGTTGACGATCGAACGCGGCGACGGCGACCGGCATCAATTTGCGATTGCTGACCGGGAAGCCTACACCGGCGTAACGGCAAAATGGTTGCACACCAAAGACCCGAAACCGCAAAAGCAAAAGGTGAAGCTCAAACGCAAGCCAAAGGTACAGCACCTGCGCGCGCTGCAGCACCCGAAAGCGACCAAAACCACTGCAAAGGTAAAAGCCAAAAAAGAGCAGGAAGCCCGCGAGGGTGAGTATATGGCCGGTGAGGCTGACAACGTGCTGGAGCTGACAACCATCTTCGCGACAAAGGCGCAGGCCATGCGCGCCGCTCAGGCAAAGTGGGACAAGCTGCAGCGCGGCGTCGCGGAGTTTTCAATCTCGCTGGCTATTGGCCGCGCCGATTTATTTCCTGAAACGCCAATCGCGGTGAAAGGCTTTAAGCGCGTTATAGACGAGCAGGCTTGGATAATCAGCCGGGTGGTGCATAACCTTAACGGGAACGGCTACACGACGGGCTTAGAGCTTGAGGTTAAGGTTTCGGATGTGGAGTACGAAAGTGAGGAGTTAATACAGTGATTTATTTTAAATGTTTGTTATATAAGGATAAATTGAGTAAAATTAGCGCATCAAAAATCAGATGAGGTGCTCGCCATGTTTCACTGCCCAAAATGCCATTTCGCCGCTCACGCTCGCACAAGTCGGTATTTTACTGACACGACCAAGGAGCGTTATCACCAGTGCACAAACATCAACTGCAGCGCGACGTTTGTGACCACTGAGACGGTCGAGCGCTTTATCGTTTCGCCGGGTGAAGTAGTACCAGCGCCGCCGCATCCGACAAACTCAGGTCAACAACAAATTCACTGGCAATAACAATATGAAAGCCCCATAAATGGGGCCGCCTTCTAACTGCTTATAATTTTTACAATCTTAAAGGCATTATAATTATGCTGGAAGAAAGTCAAATTTACCTACCCAGTTGTTTAGTGAAGCTTCGGTTGACCCATCCCGTGATAGTCCTTCCCTGTGAATAGGTCTTTACATAGACCCATTGTCGTCCTTCTTTATCTAGGACAAGAACAATAGTATTTTTATTAAGTGTCTCAAGGATATCTCCTTTCATTGAAGGGGATTCCCTAAGATTAATATTCTCGCCAGTAATGATTCTGAATTGGTTGAGCTGATTCCAGTCTATATCTTTATTTTCAGATTGGATTTCAGTTCGGGTTAACGCTTTACCTTTGAGTAAGGAAGTTGCGTATGATTCAGCTTCATGAATCATAATTAGCACCTTCTCTTTACCGTAATCAGTAAACGCTCCGAAAATAACGGACCATAAGGCCCATAAAACAAGATTTTGCATCCATCGAGGTAACGCTGCAAATCTTGACAGTAGTAAACTATATGCGTCTTTCCCATCATTGATGTCTAACGATCTTGAGACTTGATCTTTAGATATATGACTTGCAGGTTGCATTGTGAGTAATTCAGCCTCCATGGAGGCAACCCCAAACTCTAGCGTCTCATCAAATACTTTTGTTGTCTGAGATACTTGCATAAGACCTGAAAGCTCTTTCAGGGCTTCATCTGTTCGGTCGACACCATTTAATGCAACTGCTAGTGCGTTATCGAAAAGAACTCGATCTGGCCCCCTAACAGTATTGAATGAAGAAATACCCTTTATGGCATTTTCTATGGATTCAATCCACCGAGTGGAGACAGGCATAGCCATAGCGCTTTCCAAGGTCTTTATCATGCGCTCGGCATTATTGAAAGCCGAAGATGCGGTCATGGCCACTTCCATAGACCTCATGGCGCGCTCGGTATTAGCGAAAGTCGACGAGGCTGTCATAGCTTTCATGGCGCGCTCAGCATTAGCGAAAGTCGGCGAGGCTGTCATAGCTTTCATGGCGCGCTCAGCATTAGCGAAAGTCGATGAGGCTGTCATGGCATTTTCCATAGCTTTCATGGCGCGCTCGGCATTAGCGAAAGTCGATGAGGCTGTCATGGCATTTTCCATAGCTTTCATGGCGCGCTCGGCATTAGCGAAAGTCGATGAGGCTGTCATGGCATTTTCCATAGCTTTCATGGCGCGCTCAGCATTAGCGAAAGTCGACGAGGCTGTCATAGCTTTCATGGCGCGCTCAGCATTAGCGAAAGTCGATGAGGCTGTCATGGCATTTTCCATAGCTTTCATGGCGCGCTCAGCATTAGCGAAAGTCGATGAGGCTGTCATGGCATTTTCCATAGCTTTCATGGCGTGCTCGGCATTAGCGAAAGTCGACGAGGCTGTCATAGCTTTCATGGCGCGCTCAGCATTAGCGAAAGTCGATGAAGCAGTCATGACATTTTCTGTAGAGCCATTCTCGCGACTAGCATTGTCGGACGCTGGAGAGTTCCTAATGATAAGGTCTGTAATAGGAGTACTTTCGGATACATTAAGAGTTTGATCAGCAGATTTGTGTGTAGTCGACAACTTTTCTAAAGAGTTAACGATCCCTTTTCCCGGAGTATGCGTGATTGCTTCATTAACTGGTTTAGACAAGTGAGCCTCGTAATCCCATATTAGGTTTTAATTGTAAATTCACTGAAGCGCATCATAGTTCTTAACGTATGTTTGGAAAAGTGAATAAAGCGAATCTGCTATGCAATTTTGTAGGGCCAGGTTTTTACCGTATGTCATAAGTATTCTATATCTCTATGTTGAAGACTCTCAGTCATGATTATTTATCATGTTATTTATCTTGTTGATTTTTAGGTGTTTTTTTTGATATCAATATAAAAAATATGAGAATTATTGTTACTGGAGGGGAAATGCCATTAGGGATAAAGCCCTGATTGATACAGGGCTTCAAGTGACGACGTGGTCAACATGTGGACATAATCTGAAATAAATCCTTTTATTTCAAGTTGTTGAGTGATTTAAAAAAGCTCCTGAGGGAGCCTTTTTAATATCATTGACACGGCCCCGTCATTTAGTTGTATAGTACAACTAAATGACGGAGGAAATCATGCATACTGAACCCCCTGTAGTTAGCGACATTCGCGTTGCATCACGTCTGATGGTCAGAGAGCTGGGCTTTATGGCCTCCACGCTGGCCTCTACGCATTACTCGCCCTCGGCCGTACACACCCTCGTGGAAATTGAGCTGCATAAGGAGATGACCGCAGGTCAACTGGTGCAGTTGTTGGGTCTGGAAAAATCCAGCGTCAGCCGGATGCTGTCACGCCTTATTTCTGCAGGCGAACTGGAGGAAGGGGGTTCTGCGCAAGATGCCAGGGTCAAAAGTCTCCGGCTGACTGCAAAGGGGCGCAAGACCGTTGAGCAGATTAATGCCTACGGGAGTGAACGGGTTATTTCAGCGATACAATCACTGGATCCCATACAGCAGGAAACCATCTCTCAGGGACTGTCGCTCTACGCCAACGCGCTGCTGGCCTGCCGGGAGAGCGGCGCTGAGCACCAGCCTACGGCACCGGTGATTGTCGCAGGCTACCGTCCCGGCATGATTGGCCGCATCGCGGAAATGCACGGCAGCTATTACGCACGCGAGCATAACTTTGGCAGCTTCTTCGAAGCCAAAGTTGCTGCGGGGCTTGCTGAATTTAGCGGACGACTTGATAAGCCGTGCAACCAGGTTTGGCTGGCTGTGATGAACGGCAGAATTGTAGGATCTGTCGCCATTGACGGCGAAGATTTAGAGCCGGGTGAGGCGCATCTGCGCTGGTTTATTCTGGACGATGGCTGCCGGGGTCATGGGGTTGGCAAAAAACTGTTGAGCGAGGCCATGACGTTTTGCGACAGCGAGGGCTTTTCTGCCGTGCATCTCTGGACGTTCAGTAAATTGACCGCTGCCCGACGCCTGTACGAATCCTTTGGCTTTACGCTAGCGAAAGAGTGGGAGGGCGATCAGTGGGGCAGTCGTATCATTGAGCAGCAGTTCACCCGGTTCAAACAGGTTTAACGGTGCGATAAAAAAGGCTCCTTGCGGAGCCTTGAGGCATCAAAAGACTTTTTTGTACGGGCGCACCGTGACTTTTTCGTACACTCCGGCAGCCACATACGGATCGGCGTCAGCCCAGGCGGTTGCCGCTTCCAGAGATTCAAACTCGGCAATGACCGTCGAGCCAGAAAAACCCGCGGCGCCAGGATCGTTGCTGTCTACCGCAGGCATAG